CCTCCTAACACTTGCGAAGACTTGGACCCTGGTAAACCGGTGAACGAAGGTTACGCTTTTCAGTTTCGCCTTAAAGGCGTAGGGTACGCCAAGTTAGATTTGATACGATTTTTCGCTGAACAGAAGAACGAAAACATATACGAGGCATGCCCACCAGCGACTGCAACGCAGACGACGGACACGTCGTGCCCATTGAACGACTACCCTAGCATATGAGCATTAGAGTTCCATTATTTTCCGGTGTGTTGCCTTCGAGTTGCTACAGCAACTTCCAAGGCTTGAACGATGACATCATGTCCTACGGGTACGGTTTGATCGACGGTGCCACGGAGTACATTGTCAGCGAGACAGCACCTGGAGCCGACGATCAAGGCAAACTTTGGATTCAGGTCAACTCTAGCAACCAACCTATCCGACAATGGATCTACAGTGGCGGGGCTTGGCTCTGGCCACATCCAGTACCTCCGAATGACAAACGGTTGCAGATGTTTTATGGCAGTGCCGCTGAGGTAGACACCCTAGACGGTGGTGTTGCAGGTACAGCGGGTGCGAAGTCAGGACCGTTCTGGGAGATCTACGACTCCATGGCAACGAAGTTCCCGATGGGCGTAGGCACACTGGATGACGGCACCTCGGTTGCAGTGACCAACACAGGTGGTCAGGAGCGAGTGACCCTGACCAGCACACAGGTTCCAGACCATCAGCATAAGGGCAAGGCTTACTACAAAGCTTCTGGCGGCACGGCTGGCTCTGACGAGAGTGGTCTCATGGACAACTTGTACCATGAGAACAGTGGCCACACGACCACCAGCAGCACTACCTCAGTAGCTGCGGCGGGGGTTTTGACTTCCGAGACTGTGGGCACTATCGGTGAATCCCACCCTAACTTGCCACCGTACTACGGTGTGTACTTTATCAAACGAACTGGTCGCCAGTTCTACACGGCATCATGAGCAGACTGACTCTAGGCGAACTCAAGACCAAAGGACTCGGTGACTTCCTCGGGCTATGCTCGAGTGACCCTAAGTTCACGAATATTGTGAACGAGGCGCACTCCCGTCTCGTCAAGCAAGGTTTGTTCTGGGGCACGTATCAGACCTATCAGATATGTGTCAGTTCGGACGGATGCCTGACTTGGCCGAGGCAAGTTGCTTCCATTGAGGCTTTGGCTGTGAACGAACATCCGATCACATTGCGGAACGGATGGTTCGAGTACTTACAGACTGGGTACGGTATCCGAACGACAGGCAACTCCAGCGAGTTACAGTTGTTGGATCGTGGTAGGTCTTGTGTGTACGACGACATGAACGACTTTGTGTCCACGCTGCAAGTATACAGTGCAGTCGAGGAGGACGCTGACGCAAGACTACTAGTACAGGGGTATGACGAAAATGGGAACTGGATCAGAACACAAGATGGATCCACATGGGTTGACGGAGAATACATCGACATTGGAACCACGGTTGCAGGGTCGAGCAGCATATTTACTGCGATTACTGGAGTCCAGAAGCCAGTTACGAATGGCCCAGTTTATTTGTCGAAAGTTACTGGAGACGCAATCGTCGTGCCGATTGGGTACTACGAAGCAGATGAAACCTACCCAAGCTACCGACGGAGTATTATCCCAGGACTCGGAAACGCCCCGCAGTATGTGTGCGGTAGCGGAGACCCGCTTACCAATAAGCGAGTGGTTCGGGCAGTCGTTAAACTCGACCACATCGACGTCAGAGCAGACCAAGACTGGTTGCTCATCGAAGACTACGCAGCCTTGAAGAACGCTTGCAAAGCTGTGCAGTTGGAGGAACAACAGAACTTGGGCGAGGCAGCACAATACTTTCAACAAGCCGTGTTCTTCTTGGAACGCGAACTCAAACACTACACTGGTACATCAAACGTAGAGCCACTGCGCGTCGAAGCTGAGACTTGGGGTGCGGGAAGCATGCCAAACATAATCTAAGACAATGGGATTCCTAAACAAAATATTCGGTTCAAAGGTCAAGGTACCTAAGTTCACGGAGATCGATCCTGACAAAGAGATCGACGAAGCGTTTAAGTCTATACAGCAACGACTCCCTGAAGGACAACGTGTAGCCCGATCGATAGCTGAAGCCGACACCGAGACTGCTTTAGCAGTGTTGGAACAGTTCGCCCCAGGATCTCGTGCAGCTATGCAGCAGCAGATGCAGAACATCCAAGCTGGCTTGCGAGGCGAGCTACCGGAGGACGTTCAGCGGCTGATCACTGACCGTGCAGCAGCACAGTCGTTTGCTGGTGGATTTGGTGGCAGCGGAGCTGCTCGGGCACTTGAGCTACGCGACTTGGGCCTGACCAGCTTGCAACGTATTGACACTGCTATGAACCAATCGGCTCAAGCGTTTCAAACGTTCCGATCCATGATGCCTCAGCGGCAGTCTGTAGGGTCGATGTTCCTAAGCCCGCAAGACCGAATCAACCTAGCTCAGTCAGAGCGTAACCTTCGGTACCAACGAGACTTGGAAGCAGCTCAAGAACGAGCCAAAGCGGATCCTGTAACTAGCGGATTAGTTAAGGCAGGAGCTACCTTGATAGGAGGTGCTATCGGTGGCCCTATGGGAGCCTCGATGGGATCTCAAATGTTTGGAGGACCATCTATGGACATCGGCTCTGCTCAGAGTTTTGGCACTGGAGGATCTAGTTTCATGACTTCGCTAAAAGGATTTGGGACTAGAGCTAAAGGTTATCTAGGCATAGCCCCATCCTCGACGACCGTTGGACTACCAGGAATGCAATCTAGTTTTGCTCCTGGCTCTGGGGTAACAGGCTTCACTTCAATCCCAGGATTCTAAAATTATGGCACAAGACAATCCACTTCTAGGGTTCTTTGAGGGTATCGGTGCTGGCATGGAAGCTGGCCAGCGACGACGTACTTTGATGGAACGCGCTCGCCAAGGCGAAATATCCCCACAAGATGTGCCTAGTTTAGGCATGACCGCACTGATGGGTGCAGTCAGGGCAGCAACACCAGCGGAGACTAGGCTACGTCAAGATCAGTTGCAGATGCAGATGGCTAACTATGCGTTGCAGAACAGCATTCGGGAAAAAGAGTACAACCTAAAGTATCAAAACCAAATCCTAGATAACGCTGAGTTAAACGCAAAGCTTGAGCAAGAGATCAACGATAACAACGGTTATCGGACGGCGGGTGAGGAACTACAGTCTTTGTTAAATGATGGCGATATAGCAGCCGTTCGATCATATCGGGCACCTGAAGGGATGAGCCTAAGCGGTCAGCAGCAAATCAAGAAACTAAAAGATGAGCTTCTGGCTGGGGAGCAAGCAAAACGAATCGCTGAGTATGGCGACATCAAGGCTCAACTGATGACCACTTATAGCTTCACCGAGGAAAACGTTCCCAAGGACTATTGGACGGCGAAGCAGGAGCTAGAAACCCTAGCTGGCATGCGTGAGTCGCGACTGACTGTTCAGAAAGCAGAAGAAACCATTCGGATGGCCAAAGAAGTTGGTGGTACAAGTGTGACCGTTCAACTTGGTAAAGGTAATCAATTTACGTTTAACCCCACGGCTACAGAAACTGCGGATGCTTACACCAAACCAGAACTGTCCGATAAAATAATTTCGGTACGCAAGAATTTGGCTGATGCTCAAAGGTACGATAGCGATAATGAAGAAGCGATTGGCACCATAAACAATACTCTCCAAATGTTGGAGAACCTTGCTGAGGCTAAGGGATGGATTGATATTATTCCTGGGTATGAACCTCCTACACCTCCAGGACCTGAGCCAGGACCCCCTGCACCTGTTCCTGAATCTGTAGCAGGTTTCTTCCCTGTCCCCGTAATCGAGAAGCCCGTTCCAAGGGGGGCACCTATCCCTAAAACTGGCGGGTCTCTGTATCAACGTTATTTGCAGATAGCAGACTAACATGTCTACAGAAAAGATTCTCAGGTTCTTCAGGGATCAAGAGCCAGCATTTCTTGATGAACCTGATGATAAGTTAATCAACTTCATTGGTTCTACTGAGAAGGAGTTTTTGCAAGATGAAGAATTTAAGCGAGATTTCCAAAATGTCTTACGTGGCAAAATGCAGCGACTTCAGACTCCTGAAGGTCGTCAGCAAGTAGCTATAGAAGCTGGCATCGAGGATTTAACTACGACAGAAAAAGCCATTTCATCGTTCCAAGCTGGAGCGAAGATGTTGGCTTCTAATCTTGCTCTAGCAGGATCTAGGGCTGCGGAAAGAGCAAAGCAATCTAGCTTTGGTGGGTTTTTGGCTAGGACTCCTGGGATAGGGGATCTACTAGATGTAGTTACAATTGAGGCTCCTGAAGCTGTAGCTGAAACAATGGCTGGGCAAGCCGAGCAAATCAGAGAGACTAGGGATGTCTTACCCCCGACAACACTTCAATTTGTAATCGATACTGTAGCCGAAGCTGCTCCCTCGATCGGACCTGCTTTGGTAGCAGGACCAGTAGGGGGTCTTCCTGCAACTGTAGGTGCCGCTGCGATAACAAGCTATGGAGCTGTTTTATCAGACGCAGAACAAGAGCTTCGAGATCGTGGATACTCAGAAAGCGATGTGCGTAGATTCGCTAATGCGGAAGCTGTGGTGGCAGGGCTTGCCACAGGATTGGTGACTGGGGGGTTCAACAAGTTTGCTCCAGGTGTTGAAAAACTTGCGGTTAACGCTTTTAGGAATCCTGCTACAGTAGTTACCCAAAGCGGTCAAACAGCGGGTCAGTTTACGAAATTCGTCGTAGATACCTTGAAGGGGTTCGGATCAGAAGCTTCGGAGGAATCACTGGACGAAACTGCTCAGTCATTACTGGAAATGTACGTCCGTAACCCAGAGATGTCTGCGCTGGAAGTAGCCAAACGAGCTGGGGTTGCTGGGTTAGGTGGGGGTTTCTTGGGTGCTGGTTCTGCTATGGTTACTTCGTTAACCACACCTACAACCACACCTCAGACCGACGCAGCAGTCCAAGAGGCTGGACCAATCCCAGTTGCTAGGGAGGAAGCCGACGTCATCAAGGGTGCCCGTACCGAGGAGGGAATCCTAGCCACAGCACCCGAGCTACCTGCGGTTGAACAGCAACAATTAGGTCTAGAGCCTACTCCAGTAGCGACTGAAGCTGCTGAGGTCATCGAAGGGGATAGACCTCTTGAGGAAGTTTTAGCCACGGCACCAGAGCTACCCACAGCTCCAGCCATCGAGGAGCAAGCTCCGCAACAGTTCAAGCTGTTCCCAGAAATGGACGAAGCCCAGCGATCTGTCTCGGAGAAAGCCAACACTACCATCCAAGAGGCTCAACAGCTCACTCTTGAACTTGAAGGTCTGACCAACGAAGTCAACGAACTTCAGACTCAAGCTGAGGCTGAACCAACTGCTGAGGCTACCGCAGCATTGGAATCCAAGCAGCAGGAACTTGAGACCAAACGCCAACAGGTCGAAACCAAACGTCAGGAAGCTACAGAGGCTGCGCTTGAAGCTTCTGAGCAGGAGGTCGTATCGAATATCGAAGCCGAACAGCAGTCTCCCTTTGAGGTTGACCCTGAAACAGATCCTGTTGCTGAACGTGCTGGGTTCGCCACTTCTGGTATAGTGGATCCTTCGCTTAGGCCGTTCCTGAACTACAAAGACGGTAAAATAGGGTGGACTGTCGAAGGTTTATTTAATCTTGGTGAAAAAGTACGACAAAAACTGTTTGGTGGTAAACCCTCATCCGAAGCTTCAAGAGTCGCTAACCTAATAAACACCCAATCTTCTGGATTGAAAAACAGTGTTTCGACGTTGATTAAAGCGTTTGAGTCTAACCTCAGTAGTGTGTTCAAAGATTCTAACGGGAGAATTATACCGTCCGAGCAACGAGACATAGCTCCCATAGACGCTTTGCTGAGGGACAGAAACGCGATCAAGAACGTAGACTTCAACTCTTTTGCAAAACGATTGTTTGCTCACAGAGGTGCGACATATGAACTGACGGAGTCCGACAAACAACTTGCTAGGCAGACGCTAGAGTACACTGATCAGGCCAGGAAAATGATCGATTTTCTGTCACAGAAAATGATCGATTCTGGACTGGTAGCCGAAGAAAACTTGCCCACATTTGAACAAGGAGTCGGAGAATATCTGACCCGAAGCTATAAAGTTTTCAACAAGGCTTACGATTGGAACTGGGACACTATCCCTAGACCTATCCGAGAGGCTGCTGTCAAAGACATAATGTCCTCGGTAAACTCAAAGCGTTCAGATAATCCCATAACTGAACAGGAAGCTACCGATATAGCAAGGGAACTTACTACTGATCGGGACAAAGCGTTTGAGTGGTCTATGGGGCTTACGGCTGTAGGCGGGGTTCCAGTTAGGTTGCTGTATAAACGTAAGCAACTTTCCAAACCCATGCGTGAGTTACTCGGGGAAATCAAAGACCCAGTAGCAAACACTTTGCTCACTTTGGACAAGCAGATTAATTTGCTAATGGGTTTCCAGATGCAAAACCAACTCGCTGAGGTTCTAGTAGAATCTGGGTTGGCTTCTCACGAAAGAGATGTTTCTAAAGGATTCACCGAACAAATATTTCAAAACAACTTTGCTTTAAACATACAAAGTAAGAGGAAGTACCCGTCGTTGAGGCCCTTGTACACTACCAAAGCTAATGCCGAAGAGTTAAATTCTTTCTTCCAAAGGAATAATACCCGCAAAGAGCTTGATTTCATAAAAAGATCGCTCAAGAAGTTGGCTGGTATAGTCAAGTACAATTTAGTTATCCTCAACCCTCATGCCTATTCGACTCAGTATATCAACGCAGTTTGGAATGAGGTAACCCAAGGAAGATTGCTTTGGCCTAACTACGCCGCTGGTTTGGGTTTAATGGATGCCAATAAAGTCAACTTCAAAGCTCTAAGTCTTTTAGTGAGGAACAGGAAGCTTAGGAAGATTGGAAAGAACCTACCTACCTTGGAAGATCAAGATCGTGTGTTGGGCTTGAAAGGATCTGATCTGTTAAAAGACCCTGCTAAGTTTATCCAAGACAACAGTATTCTATTAGAGGACTTAGCCTATAGGTATGGAGCTTTAAATGATCAAGTCGATCTGCGTTACATCAATGACCTTATGATGAACCAACGTGAGATTGATCTACTGAAGGACTTGACTGCACAAAGGATGTGGCAAGAGATGGGCCGACGGCTGGACAAAAATACAATAAAACAGTTAAGCCCACTCAAGGGAGCAAAAGCTTTAAACAGGGGAGCAGTTAAAATCTATGGTGGAGGTGATGCCGCTGGTAAAATGAATGCCTTCCTAGTGGAGGCTATAGGCGAAGCTTCTCAAAACCCAGAGTCTTCTTTAGCGGACATAATGGTCATGGCAGCTAAGAAAGCTGCGGCCACTACACCTTCACCCGCAACCATATCTCCAGCCATCAAAGAGGCCAGTAACTTATCCCTGTTAAATGCTTTCATATCTTGGCAAATAGAGCTTCTACGCAACAGGTATAACCAAGCAGCGATTGCTGCTAAAGAGTTGACCTCCGAAAACAGTATAGAGAAATCAAGGGGAACAAGGAGAGCTGTCTCTGGGGCAATAGGTATTGCTTCTGCTGTTGCGGCGGGTAGACAAATACTGGAAGCTCTCATGGGATGGATTGGTTCTAACGACGAAGAGTATACGCCAGAAGCTGGCGACTGGGTCATTAAAAATCTATTACCACCTTGGGATACGGATCAGTCGGTAGCTATTGTTAAGTTCGACAGCAACGGTTTTGCATATACTCCTTTGTCATATGTGATGCCAGACTCTGTTTATGCAGCACCGTTTAAAGCTGGTATGAGGGGGGAATCTTTTTGGGATTCAATTGAAAACATCACAAGCTCTATTCAGCAGACTATAGGCGGTCTCCATCCCATGGCACAGGCTTTGTCCATCTTGTTATTCAATTATGATCCATCCCGATCAAGGAACGTCGCAAACACAGAGCTTCCAACTAGTGAACAATTAGCCAAGCGTGTAGCCGAATCTTATTGGACAGTAGCTCCTAGGATAGACAAACTACTTAGGAAAAAACTACCGACCATACTTAGCGACGAGAAGAAATCATTTGGCAGGGAATACTCAGTCGATGAAGAGCTGTTAAGTTTCATAGGTGTCCGAACCACTGGATACGAATGGGAAGGAGCTTTACGCGGTCAGATGCAAAACTTCGAGCGCAGGTTACGCGAAGCCAAACGCATCGTACCGAAGCGAGACATCGACGAACTCATTGCGGCGGATAAACCGGAAGAGGCCAAAGCTCTTCAAGATAAAGAGGACGCTCGGATACAAGCCATTGCCAAAGAATATTCTGATCTGTATGTAGGTGCGCTGAAGCATGTTCCTGGGTTGACTAGGAAACAATTAGATAAGTGGCAGAAGAATATAACCGATACGGTCGGGGGAGCTAGACTTTCCAGAGATCTTACTACTCCAGCCGCTCAAGCAGCTAAAGCTGCTGGGTACTGATCATGGCAAAGGCTCTGACCAAACAAGCTCAGAAGAAAAAGCTTGAGGCCAGACAACGGCAGATAGCGAACAGCACTGCCATGGGTGACTTGATCAAGAGACTTGACGAGTCCAAAGACTACCAGCTCAAGACCTACGGGTTTGAACTGATCCCAGGGTTCACGCAGTTGCAGTACGACATGTTGTCGTTCGTGCATTACCAAGGCTTACAGAAAGCCAGATGCACACGGTTCGATAACTTCCGAAACATCGTATCCATCCTGTGGCCCAAGATCGAATGGAACATGTGGCTGGAGAAACAAATCCAGTCGTTATGCGACAACCAGTTCGTGTCATGGACTGGTTGTGCTGCTTCAGGCAAGACCTTCGCTGGTGCATTGTACAGCACTGTGTGGTGGATCTGCCAACCAGATGTCAGTGCAGCAGTGCTGACATCGACCACCAAAGGCATGCTCCGCAAACGTATGTGGAGCGAGATCCAGAAGCTGTACGCCTCGATGGAGTGGAACCCACCTGGAAACATGGTGGACTCAAAGACAGTGTGGCAAGCTGTCAAAGGCGACGAGAAAAACGCTGTATTCGGTCTGGCAGTCAAGGACGGCAACACCGCAGCAGCCGTGGGTCACATTCAGGGTATCCACACAAGCCGAGTGCTGATCGTAATCGACGAAGCGACGGACACACCGCAAGCGATCTTCGACGCCACGGCGAACTTGTACGCAGGTTGTGAACAGTTCCAGATGCTGGTCATTGGTAACCCGAACAGTCACTTTGACCCACACGGCAAGTTCAGCGAACCCAAGGACGGATGGAGTTCAGTAAACGTAGAAACCGAGGACTGGGAAACCAAGATTCAGTTGAACGGTGAACCTGGATACTGTGTACGCTTTGACGCTGAACGCAGCCCGAACATCATAGCTGGCAAGACGACGTACAAGTACCTGATGACTGAGCATCAGTTGGAGGGTTCACGTCGTAAGTACGGTCCAGAGTCACCGTTGTTCTGGAAGTTCTACCGTGGTTTCTGGGCAC